CTGTTGAGCGAGCCGTGCTCTTCCAGGCTCCCGAGTATCCCCTCGAATATGAAGGCCCCCGTGACGCTGGTGGGCTGTGGGCACTTGAGACCAGTCGCTTTCGAGCGATGGTTGGTCACGGCTCGGGCGCCCCTGTTTCACGTAGCGACGAGATTGCAAGACATGCTCAGTAGCGAGGAGCTCCAGGGTATGTGCCAGGCCATTAGCCATCTTGACCAGCGGCAACGACGGACTGAAGTTGCTCTGTCAAAGGTCGTTCAGGATACTGACCAACGTCTCTCCGAGCAGGAGCAACAGATGAGCCGCATGGCTGAAGCGATGCGGGAGGCTGGTATCCTTCGGACGTAGTTCTAGGCGCGGCGGGGCGTGGCATGGCGTGGCACGGCTGGGCAGGGCGCGGCCTGGCGCGGCAGGGCGCGGCTTGGCAGGGCTGGGCGTGGCGCGGCGAGGCACGGCTCGGCTCGGCAGGGCTGGGCAAGGCAAGGACGGGGCGTTCTTCGGAGCGCCCCGTCTCTTATGCTGCTAGGTGGCCACCCGTGACCTGCCCATACTTGCGCGGGTGGCCACCAAAGGTGTATAAGTGCGTAGAGTGACTACGCGAGTCCCTAGAGGACCGCGAAGCGTCATGACCGCATGTCAGGGGCGACTAGCGCGATGACTCCCGCCGTTCCGTGTGACCTCACGCCGACCGAACGCCACGAGCTGCACGAGAAGGGCTGGTGTTGCGGGGCGTGGAACGCCAGGCGCGCCAAGCACTGCATCGCCAGAGCTGGTAGCGGCACCGCACACCTCGGCATCGGACAATGCAAGTTTCACTTCGGCAATGCCCCCGTCGAAGTTCGCAAGGCCGAGATCGAGATCGCCAGACAAGCATGCGAGCGCCTAGGTCTGAGCATCGTCGGAGACCCTGGCGACTTCCTGCTCTCGCAGGTTTGGGAAGCGGCCGGCAACGTCGAGTATTACCGCAGCCTTGCTGCTCAGCTCCCGAGCCACCCCGATCCCGACATCGTTGAGATGGGCGACGACGGTGAGCGTCGCTATGTGAGGGGCGACCCCGGTGTCTACGGTCGCACCTACCACGTCTCGGGCATCCCAACCGGTGAAGCCAAGCGCCATATCCTGGTCCAGATGTACGACGACGAGCGCGACCGGCTCACGAAGTACATCGCCGAGGCGCTGAAGGCTGGCGTGGAGGAACGGCGCGTGAGGCTAGCGGAGACGTCGGCCCGTGACCTGCTCGCCGCTGTGGGGCGCGCGCTGACCGCCGCAGCCGTGAGTCCTGAACAGGGAGAGGCGTTCCGACGTGCCCTTATCTCCGACCTGCGAGGCGCCCAACCCGCTGCTGCTGCTGGCTGACCTTCTCGAGGCCGAGGGCAACCAGGGAGTCTTTAGCGCCTTCGGTTACGTCCCGAACGAGCGCCAAGCTGAGTTCCACGCGGCCACGGAATTCGATGTCGTCTACGGGGGCAGTCGAGGCGGTGGCAAGACGAAAGCCCTGCTCATGGAGGGTATCAAGCTCTGCCACGAGCGCCCTGGCCTGCGAGCACTGCTGATCCGCCAGTCGTACACGCAGCTCAGGAAGACCATCGTCAACAAAGAGCTGGCGGCGATGGGCTTTGCCCGCAGGATCGGCTGCAAGTGGAACGGCTCGGACTTCCTGCTCACGTTCCCGAACGGATCATTGCTGCAGCTCGGCTACTGCGACAGCATCGCTGACGCCACTCTCTACCAGGGGACCGAGTGGGGTCTGCTCATGGTCGATGAGCTGACCCTGATCGTCCCTGAGGCTCTCCCGATCCTGCGAGAGACGCTACGAAGCGGCGATGGCGGCAAGAGCGTCATCGGGGTGCGGGCCAGTTGCAACCCTGGCGGCGTCGGTCACACGTTCATCAAGACCGAGTACGTAGAGGCGACTGAGCACGGGGCTAAGGTGCTGACCGACGAGTTCGGCAGGACCCGGCGCTTCGTCCCGGCCAGCGTCTACGACAACCTCGACAACGTCGGCGAGACCTACCTGGCTGAGCTGATGTCCATCAAGGACCCAGCGCGGAGGGCAGCGATGTTGGACGGCGATTGGAATTCCTTCGGCGGCCAGGTCTTCGAGGAGTGGCGTTACGACCGCCACGTGGTCCCGCGCACGACGCTTCCCCCGCAATGGCAGCGCTGGTGCGGCATCGACTACGGCCGGCGCGACCCGTGGTGCGCAATCTGGTTCGCCGTCGATGGCGACAAGCGCATCTGGCTCTACCGTGAACTCTACGAAACGGGTGTGGGCGTGCGCGACCAGGCGCGACGCATCTTGGCGCTCGAGCGCGAGGCAGGCGAGGAGCGCGGGTACGTGCGCCACGCCATCGACCCGTCGACGAACAACCACCTGACCGACGGGCTGTCGATCTACGAGGAGTACGCCCAGGAAGGCTTGCCGTGCATCCTGGCCGACAACGACCGGATCGCGGGCTGGACGAAGCTGCACGAGGCGCTCGCCGACGGACCGATCTGCCGGGTGCACGAGTACCTCCGCCAGCAGGGCAAATGGCACCAGGACACCTGCCCAATGCTTCATGTGCTGGCCGACACGTGCCCAAACCTCGTGCGGACCTTGCCCGACCTGCCCTACGACAAGACCAGGGTGGAGGACGTCGACACCCACGTTGAGGACCATGCCGCCGACGCCTTGCGCTATGCCATACAGATGATGGGCGGCGTCGGTTCGCCTTACCTCCGCGAGCATGAGCCTCCGAAGGTCGTGACCAAGCCGCTCGTGCTCACGGCCGGCCGGGGCACAGCGGTGTCGCCTTTCACCAACGGGAACGGGAACGGGAGCCATGCCTGACAAAGAGCCCGACTTCCTCCCCGACGACCTGCTCGCCGAGCCAGTCCAGGAGCCCGTGGCGCACTATCCGGGCTTCGACGTCGACGGCAAGGAACGCCTGCCCCTGTTCGGTGGCGTGTTCGCCTCCAGCGGCTTCGCGATGCCTGCCGATGTCGACCGCTCCAAAGAGCCGCCCCGCGACTTCCCGCCTGGGACGGTCGCACCTTCGCCGTTTGTCTGACCCAGGAGGTTGAATTGGCTTTCTGGAACCGGCAAAAGAGCGAGCCTGATCCCATCTTCGGCCGCCTGGAGCACGCGCACGCCGAATTGGCCCTGGCCACCATCGAGCGCGAGCTGTCCATGATGGAGATGCCGACCTCCGAGGCTGGCCCGCTCATGGCACCAGCCAACGGCGGTCGCACGGCCCCTTCGCCCTTCGTCGAGGCCACAGCCCCGTCGCGCTCGGTCCTGCCGTGGCGCCGTGGCCAGTCGCATGCCCTCGAAGCCGCACCGGCGCTCCCACAACCTCCGAAACGCCAGGTGGCGCGCCTCGGCTACGTGAACGGCCTGCCTATCGGTGGCACGACGCCGACCAACTCCGGCATGTCGTCCACCCCTGGTGCACCCGACCGCCAGACGGCGATGACCGAGCTGCTGCAGGCGTACCTCACCTGCCCCTGGTCGGCGGTCTGTGTGGACGGCATCGCCCGTACCATCACTGCCGGTGGCCTGACGCTCGAACCGCTCAACCTCGATCCCGAGCAGGTCAAGACCAAGGCGGCGCCTCCACCGGAGATCTCCCGTATCCAAGAGCTGCTCGACTACTGCAACCCGACCGACGACATCCGCCAGCTCATGCGCCGAGCGGTCACCGACGCCCTGATCTTCGGCGATGCCTTCGTGGAGGTGACCTGGATCGGCAACGAGCCTGTCGCCCTCTGGCCGCTCGACTGCCAGTCCATGTCGGTCATCGCAGACGAGCACGGCAACATCGGCAAGGAGGTCGACGGCAAGCTCGTCGCCTACGTGCAGATGACCGATACCGGCAAGCGGGTGAATTTCGAGCCGCACGAGGTCATCCACGTGAAGCTCGACTCTCCCGGCGCCTCGCTCTATGGCGTCAGTCCCACCACGAAGGCCAGCGTCCCGATCAAGACGTGGCTCTTCGCCGCGGGCCTCATCAAAGAGACCATGAAGCGTGGCGACCCGCCACGGCTGCACGTCGACTTCCCCAGCATCACGCCCCCGCCGGAGATCGAGAAGAAGCTCAGCCAGTACGCGGCCCGCAACTTGGGCACGCGCAACATCGGGAACCTGTTCACGACCGAGGGCGGCGCGTCGAGCGGCATCAAGACCAGCGTCACCGAGCTGTCCCAGAACAAGCTCGACTACTGGATGTCCGTGCTTGACGGTGCCCGTAACGACATCCTGTCCACGTACGGCTACCCACCTCGCAAGGCCGGTGTCATGGAGGCTGGATCCCTCGGGGGCGCCGGCGCGGAATCAGGCCAAGACAAAACTTTCCGGGTCAACACCTGCGGCCCGACCAGCGAGCTCGTGCTCGAAAAGTTCACCTTCGCCTTGTGTTACCAGGCCTATGGTGTCAAGGACTGGCGCATCAGCTTCTCCGAGGTGGACTGGCGCGACGACCTGGTCATTGAAGAGATCCGCGACATGCGGCTCCGCAACGGGTCCTGGACAGCCAATCGCTACCGCGACGACATCAGCGAACCACCCATCGACGGCGGCGACGACCCAGTCCTGATCGAAAGGCAGAACATCACGCTCTGGGCCGACCTGGCAGCCCTGTCGAAGGCCAACGTGGCAGCGAAAGCGGGCATGGCGAACTTGGCCGCATTCGGACAGGCCTCCCAGCCGCCACCAGAGGGACAACCACCGGCTCCCGGCCCACCGCCCGAAGCCGAGGACGACCCAGACGCCCGTCTGTCCGGCGAGCACCTGGCCGAGTACATCGCCCGCAAGTCCAACTGGCGCGCCGTCTACGAGCAACGCAGGCGCGTGAGAGTGCGCTCGTGAGCGAACCCTTCACCCGCGCCAACCGCCTGCCCAAGCGGGGGCGCATCACACGATCAACGCGCCAGCAGCGCAACCGTCTCCGCCTCAGGCCCAGCCGGTGCTACCGCTGCGGAGGCCCGATCCAACCAGGACAGCGTGTCTGCTTCGACGACGGGCACGACGCTCATGCCGAGTGCTCGTTCACTCGCAACACCGAATTGCTGAAAGCGGCGCGCGTCCTCGCGACTCAGGACGCCGACAAGTTGGGGACGGTACGTCCATGCCAGATGAAAGCCCTCGAACCGATGCAGCCGATGACCCAGAAGAGGCGCCCGGTACCGACGGGATCATGACCGCGGCGAAAGCTGCAGCGCTGGTGCCGAAAGAGATCTCAGGCGGCACCTATGGCGGACATCGCAGGTAAACCGAGAGGAGCACGCCGGTGAAGCACGTCATCTCCGTTTGTCGCGATCTACTGGATGACCAGGGCGTCCTTGTCGCTCAGGAGACCGAATCCCTCGAGCTGGACGACAAGGTCGATCCGCCTGAGGTGTGGGACCACTACATGGCCAAGGGTGCCTTCGCTGTGGAGCCCGCCGCGGACGCCTCAGCGAGGATTAACGCCGCCGCCGAGCAGCTCCCGGAGACGGAGCGGAAGGCCGAGGCCGAGTTCCGCCGCACGTCGTGACGGTTCATCGCCGCACGCTCCGTGCCCCGGTTTCGGGCATCCCCGCGGCTAAGTCCCTGAAGGGCACGACCCGCCAGGTTCTCGGCACTCACAAGATCGCCGCCCACACGACCTACCCGCTCAAGAAGCTCTCCCTCACCGGTGAACCCAAGAAGTTCGCCAAGCGCCTGTCTCCCACAGCTCAGGGCAGCGGGGGACCGTCCGGATGGGAAAAGGCGCACGGATTCCACTTCAAGAAGCGCCTCACGCTGGCCAAGACCAAGCGCCACGCGCTCGGGCATTGGAAGCGGGCCAAGAAAGGGGATCGGCCCCGATGACCATGACCGGCGAGCAGGTCTACGAGATGGCCCAGGAGATCGCCGACGAGTTCGGCGACCCGTCCCTGGTGCGCCGCATCGTCGTCTACGAAACCCTGCTCGCCGACCTGGAATCGCGCCGAGACAAGCTCTCCAGGCGTTGGGCGCGCAAGATCAAGCCCGTGACCAGGACGATCGCGAAGGGCTTCGACGCCAAGGCCTACGTAGCCAAGGTTCAGCGCCACGTGACGAAGCCCAACGACGACGACATGACCGGTGACCAGGAGGCAACGGTCCGGCGTGACGCGGCCAAGGCGGTCGCGCTCGGAGCGCTCACCCAGTGGCTGCGGGCCAATCCCGATGTCGAAACCGAGTGGACAGCACTTGTCTCGCTAGCGGAGGCCGAGGCCGCAGCAGAAGGCGTCGTCCAGGCCACGGCGCTGCTGCAAGACGCTGGGGTCACCCCGGCCGACATCACGATCGACCTCGACAAACTTTTCGACGACACGCTCGCCAACCTGCGTGAACTCGGGAGCTACGGCGCAGAGGCCGGCACTTGGATCGCCGACGAGCTGGGCGGTCTCGCAGGTGACGTCGGCAAGTGCATCGCCGACGCCATCGCTCGTGACTTCGGACAAGAAGAGATGGCTGACGCCGTCAACGCCATCATCGACAAGGGCGCGGGCGTCCAGGCCTACATCGACGAGTCGATCCATTCGGCCATGCAACAGGCGCAGGTCGCCCAGATGGTCGCCGCCAGCGTCGACTCGTTCGATTTCGTCTGCCAGCCCGATGCCTGCGGGGAATGCGCCCCGCTCGACTCGTCCATAGCGGGCCCCTACACCCTGGCAGACCTGCCCTCTCCGCCGCTTCATTTCAATTGTCGGTGCGGAACAGCACCTGCCGGGACTGTCTCGCTGTAACCCCCGAGGAAGGAATCCCCATGCCATCCACTAGCCAGTTCCCGACTTCCATCGACGCGTTCCCCGCCAGTGGCATGACGTTGCCACCCGCACCGCTCATCAACGACTCCATCGTCGGTCGTCGCTGACGACCACGATCGCCTTCCCGACCGCTCAGGCGGGCACGAAGGTGTGCTGCACCTTTACCCAGGCCACGGGCACGGCAGGGACGTGGGCCTTTTCGACCACGCCCCAGAAGGCGGGCGGCTCGTTCGCTCTCTCGACCACGGCGGCTTACGTCGACTACTGCCAGTTCGTCTACAACGGCTCGCACTGGCAGGCCGCAGTCGTCAACCTCCACGTCTCGTAAGCACGCCGCTCAGTTCTTTAGCGAAAGGAGCCTCAATGGCTCGAATCGGCACGCTCAAGGGCACCTTCCTGGCCCCAGGGGTCTCGAAGAACGGCAGAAAATACACCCGGGAGAACATCGGGCGCGCCGTCGAGCGCATGAACGGGCGACTGTCCGGTGGCCAGGTCATCCCGATGCACACGAGCCACAAGGCGAACGCCGAAGGCGACACCCGCGCCACGGCAGCGTCGATCACCAAGGTGTACCAGGACGACGCCGGTGCCGGTCACTTCGAAGCCGACATCCTCCCGACCGATGCCGGCCGCGACGTCGCCGCCATGGCCGTGCCTGACAAGTCCGGACGCTCTGCCCTGAAGACCGTGTCCATCTTCGGCAGCTGGGTGGGCGACGTTGGCACCGACGACAGCGGCAACCAGACGGCGCCCGACCTCGACGTGACGGCCCTCGATTTCACGCACCGACCGGGGATGGCCACCGCGCAGATCGACAGCGCCAAGCTCGGCGAGATGGCCGCGCTCACCGGCGCCACGATCTACGAGTCGATGGACTCGGTGACCCTCGAACTCGAGGAAACGCCCTCAGTCCTGGCGCTGCTCGAAGCCGAGCTCCGTCACCCGATGGAAGACGGTCTGTTCACCGCCGAGGCGGACAAGGCGCCCTACGGCGATGTGACATACGCCGACCCCGGCTATCAAAAGGATAAGAAAAAGCGCTACCCGCTCGACACGAAGGTTCGAGCCAGAGCGGCCTGGGCGTACATCAACAAGCCAAAGAACGCCGCCAAGTACTCAGACGCCCAGCTCGCCCGCATCAAAGGCAAGATCAAGAGCGCGTGCAAGAAGTTCGGCGTCGACATCGCCAAGGAGAGCCTCGAACTCAACGAGACGCTGCAGCGCTTGGGCGCTGAGTTCGCCGATGTCATTGAGGCCTACGCCTCCACGTCGCTCGACAATGGCGCCGCTTGCATCAACGTGTCGGGCTGGATCAACGATCCGTCTGACCTCCCGAAGGCTGGCGCAGCCATGGCGCGTGCCGCTCTCGCTGGGCTTTTGTCGCTCGACCCGGACAACGACGGCGATATCGATGCACTGAAGACCGCCGAACCTGCCGACGAAGACGACGACGACATGGAGTGCGCCGCGTGCGGCTTGGTGGTCGTTCCCCAAGGTTCCCTGTTCTGCCCGCAGTGCGGGCAACCCGTTCCCGGCGCTGAGGAAGCCCCGGCTGAAGAAAGGAAGGGCCAAATGGCCGATCACAGCGCGGAGCAAGTCAAGGCACTGCTCACTTCCGAGCAGGCGGCTTCTCTGGACCCCGCCAAGACCACGTACACGACCGAGGAACTGCAAGCGCTGCTGGCGGCCTCGGTCACCGAGACCAAGCCCGTGCTCACTCGTGAAGCCGTCCTGGAAGCCCTTGTAGGTGTCCCAGCCGCTGCACCCGTCGAGTCTGAGCTCGACAAGGCCCGGCGGCTCGTTGCCGAGGCGGACGCCGCGGCTTTGGGCGCTCCTGTCACTCTCGCCGACCTCGCGCGCTTTGCCGAGAGCATGAAGACCGCTGCCAAGGCCGAGGTCATCGAGGAAGCACGTCGTTCGGGCACCATCACCCGTCGCGGCATCGTCGGCAAGGCCGAAGTCATGAAGGGCGTCACCCTTGAGTCCGACGCCCGCAAGCTCGCAGCCCAGACCACCGAGGAGTTCAAGGACACGCTGTTCCACGCCCTTGACCCGATGCTGCCGCAAGGCGCCTCGGTCTAGCCCGCCCAGCTAGCCCGACCATCACTCGCAAACACCTTCTCAGACAGAAAGGACCATGAACCATGGCCACTGAACTCACCGAGGCCGTCCTCAGCGCCTCGGGCGCGGCAGCGCTGATCCAGAAGCAGATCGACCCTGTAGTTCAAGAGCTGCAGCGTCGCTATGCGCCCCTGGTGCGCGTGCTCCCGTCCATCCGCTGGGGCTCGACCATTTACAACTTCAACCAGCGCTCACAGGTAGCAGCTGGTGGCTTCGTGACTGACGGCGGCGCTCGCCCCATCTCCACGTCGACCTACAACCAGTACAGCTTCACGATCAAGAACCTGCAGTCGGTCGGTGGGGTCACCGGCTACGCCGAGGCGGTCACGGCCGACCTCATCGGGTCCTTGCGCGCGAAGGAAATCGAGGGCGCCGCACGCGGTCTCGAATGGGACGTCGAGACCGGCCTGCTCTGGGGCAACGCCGCCTCCACGCTGAACGGCCCCTATCCCCAGTTCGACGGTCTGGACACGCTCGTGTCCCAGGTGACGGGCACAGCGCCGAACGTCATCAACTGGGCCGGTACCGCAGGCGTCACCGCAGGCGCCGTCGACCTGACCATCTTCGACCAGCTGATCGAGATGGTGGAAGCGAACGCGGCTGCCTACCCCGACGGGGGCAACGACTACTTCTTCCTCGTTGACTCGGCCGTGAACTCGAAGGTCGCCCAGCTGCTCACCAACCAACAGCGATTCATCGCTGCCGACGGCGGTGGGATCACGAACGTTGAAGTGGCAGCAGGCCTCATCGTGCCGAGCTACCGCAACGTGCCCTTCATCAAGTCGTCGTTCGTCAACCCGCGCACGAACGTGATGGGCGCCGTGACGGCCACGACCGCGACGACCGGCGGATTCATCACCGCCAGCACGAACCGGTTTTACAAGGTCAGCGCCATAATTGCCCGATTCGGCGAGATCACAGCGTCAGCCGAAGTCGAGCAGGTCATCCCCTCCGGCACGAACACGAACGTCGCGACCTTGTCCTTCACGCCTCCGACAGTGACCCAGCTCGGTCAGTCGCTCTCTGCCGTCCTGTACAAGGTCTGGGAGTCGGCCACGACCGGCACCGAGACGCTGCTCGGGTACGTGGACGCCAACGTCGGGCTGCAGTCGGACAACATCACGCCGATCCCGACCACGTCGATAGTCGACACCGGCGTCACCCTGGTCCCGCAGAACGGTTCGACCGTGCCCGCGACCTACCCGGCCGCCTATGTCGGCACGAACACCGGACTGACGCCGCCCCTCACGGGCCAGCGAAACATCTACCTCCTGCCGCGTGACCCGGACTTCATCATCCGGCCTTACGTGCGTGAGATGCAGACGGTGGACGTCTACCCGACCACAGCCAGCCCGGACAGCCTGCCCTTCGCCTTCGTCGCCGACACGTGCCTCGCGGTGCGTGCCCCGCAGTTCATGGCCCGAGCCACCAACGCCGTAGCGACGCTGGCCACCTAGTCCCGCCGCGAGCAAGAGGGGATGCCGGGGGCTTGTCCTCCATTCACCCCGGCATCCCTCTCTTGCCCTCGACAAAAGGAGCACGCATGTCAGGAACCAAACTCAGCCCGTTCGCGAAAGCGCCGGGCACCATCTCACCCCAAGCGGCCGATATGGCCATCGTTCTCGGGCGCGTCAAGCGCAGCCCGTTCGGTGACGCCGAGCCCGCACCGACCGAGTTCATCCCGTCATTCCACGCTGACAACCCGGAGGACCTGCCGAACGGTATGGCACCGGAGGACGACCTGGCGTCGCTGAGCGAGGAAGAGCTCGACGCGCTCACACAACCTGAACCGACCGCAGTCAAGAGAGGACCACGCAAATGACCGTCATTCCCACCCCTGACGCGCCTTATACCGTCGTGACCGACGACGAGATCACGAACACCGAAGTTCAGCCGCTCCCGACCGTCATTCCCACCCCTGACGTGCCCGAGGGCGTCGCGACCACCTATCCCGACGGTCCGGTGCAGACCGGCGGTCCCGGTCCGAACGAGTCCTATGCCGTCGTGTCCAACATCGTCGTCCCCGGCGAGCACCACACCGTCGCGACTACCGGCGAGTTTGTCGAAGTTCAGCCGCTCGCGGCCGACATTCCCATCCGCAACGCCCCCCAGCGCGTCCTGATCGACGGCGAAGTTCTGCCGGTCTCGGCTGTGCTGAAGTGCCCAGCCTGCGGTATCCCTATCACCAACACGCCCCAAAGCACCGTGACCACCGGCGAGTTCGCCGAGGTCCAGCCACTGCCGCCAGTTCCGGGCACCACACAGCCTTCTCCCTTCGCTGAGGTGGACGAGGTGGCCAAGTGGCCCGAGGACGCCGAGTACGAGCGCGAGCTGCAAGCAGAAGAGGGACTGCCGCCAGCGACCATCGCCGAGACTGCGGCCGTAGAGGTCGAGGCCGAGCCGGCACCTGACGGGTTCCCCGAAGTCGGGCTCGGTTAGCTCGCGCCCGTCGTGTCCGATCTCGTCAGCACGATCCCGCCCGCACTAGCGACGGCTGGTCAGTTCCAGCTGTTCTTCCCGTCGCTGTGCGAGGACGCGCCCGCGTCGGACCCGATGGCACTCTCACAAGTTCTCGTGGAGGCGACCGCCTTCATCGAGTCGTCGGTAGGCCGCCGCCTGGCGCCCTTCAACAATTTGACAGAAAGCCACAGGCTCTTCGGGATCGACCCCAACGAGTACGGGGCCAGCTCCGACAGCCCGCTCGACATCTACGGATCGTTGGGCTTGTCTCAGGCGGCGGCTTACCAGACCGACAACCTCGTCCGTAAGTTCTGGGTGGACCAGACGGCTCCGCACTATGCCGACCTGTGGACCTACAGCGTGAACTCGATCACCCTGGATCTCACCTTCGGGTCACAGATCCAGGTTCAGACGAGTTCCCTCGAAGGCATGGGGCCTCACCCGGACACGGGTGAATGCCGCCTTCGTCTCGGCACGTTTGCCCCTGAAGGCACGAACATCGTCATCAACTACGGGGGCGGCTACACCGTCGCCATCCCCGCTGACCTGCAACGGCTCTGCCGCTACGTGGCCGCCAAGATGATCATCCTCGACATGGAGCCGCAGTCTCGCAAGGAAATGAACCTGGACGAGATTGAGCTGCAGATAACAGCGATGCTCTCGAACTGGGCGAAAAGTTAGATGTCCGTCGGCTACGAACCCCTCGAAGGTGGCGCTGCCCTTCAGGATCTCCTGAGCGGCATGGCGGACAGGGCATCCGACTGGACGCCTGCCTTCGGCGCCATCATTGAGTCCTTCCACTCGATCGAGAGCCGTCGCTTCGCCAGCAACGGGCCCGGGTGGCTGCCGCTGGCTGAGTCAACCATCTCGATGACGGGTTCCTGGGCGCGGCAGAACACCAACTATGACCAGATCCTCGTCGACACCGGCGTGATGCAGGCTTCTCTCGCTGGTGGCGCCGGAGCCGTCGAGGAATGGACGCCGTTCTCGATCGCCATGTTGACCACCGTCCCCTACGCCCACTGGCACCAGACGGGTGGCTTCCGCTTGCACGCCTCGGGCGCGGGCTGGCCCCCACAGCGCAAGATCGTCGACATGGCCACCGACGGAGCTGCACTCGAATGGGCCGGCATCCTCGAGGGCTGGCTGCTCGAAGGCGCCGAGGCTGTCGCTCTGGTGGGCGCATGACGATCGACTGGAACCTTTCCTACCTGCCGGACGCCTTCGGGCCGCTCTACATGGGTGGCTCAGTCGAAGTAGCCATGATCCGCACGCTCGAGGAATGGTTGCCGAGCTACATCGCCGAGATCAACCGCCAGCTCGGAGCGCCTGTGCTGTCCGTTCCCCAGTCCTACCTCTACCAGCCCACTGAGCGCGCGATAGCCGCCAAGACCTCGCAGTGCATGGTCATCGTGCCGGGCACCATCGGCGTGCCGGAACGCAAGGTAAGCGTTGGGACGGGCCAGGGCGCGACCCGAGCCACCTTCGACGCCCGCGTGAGCGTGTTCTTCGGGGGTACGCAGGACTTCAACGAGTCGAGGGCCGTCGGCAACGCCTACGCCGCCGCTGTCATAGGAGCCATCGCCCAGAACCCATCGCTGGGCGGTTTCGCCGAGATCACCAAGTGGCACGGCTACAACGTCGCTAGCGAAGGCCGCTCGTCGACGTACTGGCGCATGACCACGATCGCCCGTTTCGGCATCACGGTCGCCAATGTCATGAGCCCCTTCGGTGGCATCCCGACGCCTTCGGTGCTGGCACCTGCCGCAGAGGGCGACGTCGAGACCATCGGCATCACCGTGGAGCAAGAAGCCTCCTAAGTACCTGCTCACTCCAACTTTCCAAAGCCGAACAGGAGAACTTCGTGACCGTCCGCGTCGTCAACACCGTCACCTATGCCGTCTGCCTCGATGATGGTCGCCATCTCCACCCCGGCGAAGTCGCCGAGATCGCCGACTCAGAGCGCCACCGCGGCCAGATAGCGGAGGGCCAGCTCCGTCTCGTCGCGACCAGTGAAGCCGTCGCATTCGTGAAGCCCCAGCCCGCGCCCCCGCGTCCCGCGGCCCAAAGCCAGGAGGAAGAGAAATCATGAGCCCAGTCCCCACCGCCCCTGGTGTCTATGTCGACATAGCCGCCGCCGCTCCGTCACCCTCTGCCGCCCCATCGACCGGGACGTGGTTCGTCACCGGTGAGGCCGCGCAGGGTCCTGTCGGTACAGCAGTCCCGATCACATCGATGACCGACTATGCCAACTTCCTCGGGACCCGCACCGGTTACACGATGCTCTACGACTCCTTGGACGAGTACTTTCACGACGGCGGCGTGCTCGCCTACGTAAGCCGCATCGTCGGCCCCAGCGCCGTCAACGCCACGCTCATCCTGAAGGACCATTCGGCGGTGAGCACCCTCACCGTCACCGCCAACGGCGCCGGTGTGTGGGGCAACTCGTGCACCGTAGCGGTCGCCGCCGGTGTCCCGACCAACAGCTACGTCATCACGATCGCCATTCCCTTGACGGGCCAGTCCTGGGTCAGCCCGAACCTGTTCGTGCCGGCCGACGCCGTGACGTGGGCGACCAACCTCGCCGGCGCCACTCCGTGGGCGTTCCCCTTCACGATCGTCAACGACGGCTCGGTCACCGTGGCCCCGAACAACAACCCCGCCGTTCTCGCTGCCACGCCCCTCGCCGCCGGCGCGGACGACCTCGCCGACGTGGTCGAGGCGCAATGGACGGCCGGCCTGGTGGCTTTCCTCGACAACCTCGGTCCTGGCCAGGTCTCCGCACCTGGGCACACCACGGCTGTGGGCTGGGGAGCCCTCATCGCTCACGCCGGCGCTCTTGACTCAGCCTCGGGCTCCCTGTTGAACAACCGCTTTGCGCTTTGCGACGATGCCGACTCTTCCTCGGCATCCACCATCGAGACTGCGGTTGCCAGCATCACCACCGGTGACGGCTCCTTCGGCATGTTCCTCGCCCCGTGGGTCATCATCCCCGGCATCGCCGCCACGTCGACGACAGCTTCGCCGGTGGCGGCTACCCGGACCGTGCCGCCATCGGCTCTGGTCGCAGCCCTTATCGCATCTAGCGACCAGAACAACAACGCTGGCGTACCGGCCGCGGGCAACAACGGCGTCTCGGCTTACGCCATCGGCGTCACCAACAACTACGTCGAGTCCGACCGCGGCAACTTGAACTCGGCAGGCGTCAGCGTCATCCGCAATATGAACGGGCTCATCAAGCTCTACGGCTACGTCAGCTTCTCGACGAACCCGCAGTGGGTCCCGGCCAACTTCGGACGCATGCGGATGGCGATCGTCAACCTGCTCAACAATGCCGCGGCGCCGTTCGCTTTCCAGCAAATCGACGGACAGGGTCACCTGATCAGTGCTTTTAACGGAGCGCTCGCCGGCGTCTGCCAGGACCTCTGGCAGCAGGGAGCCCTGTACGGCACCACGGCTGAGCAGGCCTTCAGCGTGAACACGGGGCCGCAGGTGAACACGCCGACGACACTCGCGGCCTGCCAGCTCCTGGCGACGGTCTCAGTGCGGTTCTCGCCCTACGCCGAGTTCACGCTCATCAACGTCGTGCAGTACTCGGTCGCCCAGAACATCCCCGTCTAACCGCAACACGCCCCTTTTCTAGCCCGACGCGCCCTCGCGGCCCCTCACTGGAGGTATCAACTTGTCGTCCTCACAACAGTTTCTTGTTCATCTCCACGTCACGCCGGTCGCTCCGAAGGGAGCGGCGGCGATCGATTTCGGCGTCTGGGACAAGCTCGATGGAGGTGACGCCACGGCGACGCCCGTAAAGCACCGTCCTGGGGGGTCCAAGACCGAGGTCATCTACCCGAGCCTGCCCGTGTACTCGGCGATCACGATCGAACGCGTCTATGACAATGAGTTCCGCGACGACCAGCGCGCCGTCGCCCAGCTGCGCAGCCTGGCCGGCATGGCGACCGCCACAGTGACAGAGCAGGCGCTCGACGCCAACATGTCGGCGTTCGGCACGCCGCGCACCTTCCACGGCCTGCTGACCTCGGTCAAGGACGGCGGCGTGGACTCCAACAGCGAGACCGCTCGTCTCTGGACGCTGGACATCGATGTAACGACCTCTGCGAACTAACCAGCAAGCATCAGAAAGGGAGCACGCCCTCATGAGCAACGTCACAGTCCAACCCGTCGAGGCCCTCGCGTCCGACGAGACTGTCGTCGACGACCCCGGCATCGGCGCGTCCGGTGCCGGGCTTTTTCATGCCCAGCCGGCGCCAGTATCCAGTCCGCTCGCCGACCTGCACGCCAAGCTCGCCTCGATCGTCGACGAGCTCTATATCGACCTCGAAGTGCCTCGCTGGGATGTTCCGCCCCCGCGCGGCCGCGGCATGGGGATGAAGGTCTTCGTCCGCTACGGCCCGGTATCGCCGTCTCACGCCCAACGGGTGCAGGAGATGTTCGCGAAGCGCAAGATCGATGACTGGGAGATCCAGACCAACGCTCAGGTGCTCGCCGATGCCTGCATAGGCATCTACGCCCAGATCCCGGGCGACGAGACGAAGTACTCGCTGCGCGAAGGCGACCCTTTCGGGCGCTGGACGCGCTTTGACCCGGACCTGGCCGCCATGCTCGGCCCTTCGCTCGTCAAGGGAGCCACTGCTGTCGATGTCGTGCGCGCCACCTACTGCACAGACGGGGACGTGACCATTGCCGCCTTGCAGCTCGGCGACTGGTCCGGGCAGGCGAGCAAGGACACCGAGGCGGATTTTCCAAGGCCCTAAGGGGCCACTATCTCGTTGAGAACGCCGCCTGGGTCACTCTCGCTGGGGGTGACCCCATGGCGTGGCTGTCCTCCGAGGGCGTCGAGTTGTCGATCCGCTCGGCCATCTACTCCAAGGCCTTGGAAATCGACGGCAAGCGGCGCCAGGGCGAGATCACTGCCGTCCTGAAGGTGCTCGTAGAGGCGCTTGTGAAGACACGCTGCCGCTTGTAGGGAGGTGAGATGTCCGACCTGATCGAACCGGTAGGCGCCAGACTCACCCTCCTGAACGGCCCGGCCTTCCGTGCGGGCCTCGCATCGGCAACCGATGCCCTGCAGGCCTTCAACGACGAGCAGGAGCGCGCCGCCGAGCTGGCCGATGCCGCATCTGATTCGGTTGCAGCGTCTTCCAAGGAGATGGCTGCGTCTGTCGTCAGTTCGTCCGACGACATGGTCGTGGCCCAGAACGAGACGACGGCGGCCATAGAGCGCCTGGCCACTCTGACCGACGACGCCGCTGCATCCATCATCGCCAGCCAAGAGGCCATCGCCGCCTCAGCGGTCAAGACCGCCGAGACGGTCACTACTGCCGCCGTCGCCACCGACACGGCCGCCGCCGCCAGCAAGACAGCCTGGACCAGCGCCGTAGCGACGTCGACGAAGATCCTCAAGTACGCCAGCGTCCTCGGCGCCGTCGTCGTCTACGAAGGCGTCAAGAAGTACATGAGCTTCAACCAGGCGGTGACACAGCTCGGCGTCAACGCTGGCCTCAGTGCCAAGCAGCTGCCGGCCCTGGCTAAGGGCTTCCTGACGATCGCCGACGCCACGGGCATCTCAGCCACCAACATCGCCAGCATGGCCTACTACCTGGCCAGCGCCAACCCGGCGCTCAAGACGAACAGCAAGACACTGCTGGAGATGACCACCCAGGCAGCGAACCTCAACATACTGGCGGGCAGCTCTGCCAACCCGACGGCCATCTCCAAGGCATACGGTGCCCTCGTCTCCAACCAAATCGCTCTCACCGCCGCGAGCGCACCACTCACTTACTCGACCGCCTCGGGCAAGCTGATTAACGAATGGATCAACGCCGTCACTGGCCATGGGGATGTCACGGTCGGCGGCGTGGCCGCCGCCTTGGGCACTGGCGTGCTGCCCATTGCCAAGGCCTATGGTGTCACCGGGAACGAACTTGGCGCCGCCTTCGACGTGATCTCACCCGCCCAGAACGCCTCCAGCGCAGCCACCCACATAAAGACCGCCATCGGCATGCTGGGTTCCCCTTCGTCGAAAGCAACCGAGGTGGCCGAACTGTTTGGTGGCAATGCCTCCACCTGGGCCAGCATCGTGCGTGCGGGAGGCAACAAGGGCCTCGGGAACCTGCTCAGCTACCTAGGCACTATGGCGACAGGACAAGTCACGGGCTCGACGTTCGCCAGCGCGTTCTATGGGGGGGGCCTCGGCGCGACAACTGGCGGCTCCAAGGGTGTGGGGTCGGGTGCCGGTGAGTTCCTCCGTGTGCTGGGCTTTACGCCCGCTCAGGCCGCCGTCATGGAATCGCCCGGCGGCGCAAAGAATTTCGCCAAGTGGACGCCGGCTCAACTCCAAGCGGCTGGCTTTGCCAAGGGCACGACTGGAGCCGAAGCCGTTGGGGTCGTGAAGAACGCCCTCATCGGTGGTGCGTTCGGTGGCGGTCGTACCGGCGCCACTATTGTGCAGCTAGAGCAGGAGTTGCCGACATACAAGGCCAAGCTGGCGGGCATAGTAAGCGCTGAGAACCCCAAGACCTACGCTCAGGCGCTCTCGCTCGCTTTTGCCGAGCCCATCGTCACGTTCCACAAGTTCGAGACGGCGCTAGAGGACCTCACCATCGGAATCGGCAAGGACGTGACGCCGGCACTCGAGACCTTCATGGACGTGCTGCTCAAGATCGGGAAGTGGTTCAGCAACAACAAGTGGGCCCTCGACGCTCTGGACGTGGCCGCTGGGTCCCTCGTCGCCGGCGCCGCCATCGTCACGACCATCTCGGTGGCCGAGAAGTTCGGGACCGGTGTCATCAACATCGGCAAGTACCTGCTGACAGGTACCACGGCCACGAGTAGTGCTACGGCGCTCACCGGGGCCGCGACGGCGCTGAAGCTGGCTGCCGGGAGCTTGGACGACGCAGCGACCGCGCTGATCGGCAAGGGCGGAGTCCCCGGCGTGACGCCCGTTGGTACACCCAGCGCTACGACCGCCTCGGAAGAGACGCCCGTCGTGCCCTTGTTGCCCAACGCTAGGGCCGTGGTTAGCCGTCTCGCTCTTACTGCTGCCGCGGTCTGGGCAACCAACACCTACTTGGATCCGTGGATCAAAAAGCACGTCAAGTCGCCGCAGCACGTCAGGTCGATCACCGACACCCTCCGGGGACTTGAGACCGGGGCGGGCCTCGGCTGGAGCATCGGGGGTCCGATTGGCGCCGTGCCCGGAGCGATTGCCGGCGCTGGTCTGGGAGCCCTCTACTCGATCGGCAACCAGAACGCCTACTCGAAGGCGATCCAGTCCTACGTAGCCAGTCACAGCGTCAATGCTCGCTTCGCCTCCCAGGCAGCCATGGGTGTGACGGCCGCCAACTTCGCCCAGCGGGCGGCGGCTGTTGGGATGTCCTCCAGCTCCATCGCGAGCGTCATGGGGACCAGTTCGGCAGGCGGCTACGTCGGGGCGCAACAGTCGCAGTTCGATCTCTCTTCGGCAGCCAAGAAATACTCCGTCACGGCCGACAGCCTGAAGACGGCGTCGGACGACCAGAAAACCGCGGCTACGAAGATGAACTCTGCTGCGGAGACCCTGACCAGCGCCGGGGAGATGCAGTTGCTCGCGGCTCAGAAATGGCTGGCCGGCGCAGCGACCATTAGCTCAGCCCTCAGCCCGAGCAATATCCACGCTCTGAATGTGGCTGGTACGAAGGCCTCGATATCGCGCAAGTAGCTATGGCCCCGGCGCCCACACCAGGTTCGCTTCGAATGCGTACTTTGGCTGCGTCGGCTCGACCGTCCCGGTCACCGTGCCGAGTCCGATGTTCGAAGAACCGTACGCGTAGCAGGTGAACGTTTTGCCTGGCACCCAGGAGTTTGGCAAGACACAACTGACTGACGCGATACCGCTGATTCGGAACGGAGAGGCAGCCAGGTCGCCTTTGATGCTCTTGTCGAAAGTGGTCAGCGAAATCCCGTTGGGCAGGCCTCCAGGGTGGGCCTTGTGGAACAGCCACACACCACCGACCGTGAGCAGTACCAACACCCAGATGATGCGGATGATCCAATTCACGCGGCGGCTGCCAGATCTCGGGCCCTTGTAGCTGTCGATCAGCTCCTGTCTCTTTGCAAGCCGCTGCTCTTCGGTCAGGTGGATACCGCCCATCATCTCGGCGTAGGCCTCATCTTCTTCTTTAGTCGCCATTTCGTGCTCCTGTCTCCGTCGTTGCTCCGTGGAACCTCTCTGGGACTATCGCGTTCGCTGCGCTGAGTACGGCGAGACGAGCCCAGTCCGAGATCGATCGGTGATCCTCTGCCGCCTTCTCGGCGACAAGAGCTGCCTCGTCGGGGGTGAGTCTGATCTGTAGTACGGATGTACGTGCCATGACGACAATGTACTACATCCGGTGACGCTCCGAGGGGTGATACCTAGTGGCCCAGTTTCCTCACACCCTGACGGTCACCCCGGTCCTGCCGCGCGGTACCCCCGTCACCTTCGGGATGATCGGCAACGGCTCTTTCGAACCAGTGAGCTCGGGCTCTTCCGGGGGCTGGCAGATCGTGGACCGCCCCCGGCAAAAGGCCATCACGCAGTGGTACGACGCGTCGCCCATGTCGCTCGTGCTGGAGCTGATCCTCGACGGCAACGGCCAGTCGATCGAGCCGCAGTGCGCCACGCTCTTCGGCTGGCAATACCCGACGCCCGGCGCGATGCAGCCTCCCGTGCACCAGGTCTCGGGACCGATCGATGCCCAGGCCAAGGCCCTCTACTGGATCTTGTACGTCGTCAAGTTCAACGAGGACGAGCTGATCCGTGACGACGGTGGCAACCGCATCCAGCAGAAGATCGGCCTCACCCTCTACGAGTACGTCCCGTCATCGTCGTCGGTCCTCACGCAACTGACGCCCGCCCAGGCTGCCCAGTTCGCCCTCAACGCGCAGGGGACGTCGACGAGTCGGCGAACCTATGTGTGCAAGGCGGGTGACACCCTCGCCAAGATCGCCGCCCGGGTCCTCGGCAACCAGGCGCTGTGGACCGAGCTCGCGGCCGTGAACTCGATCAGGGACCCGGCCAACCTGACTCCGGGCCAGCGGATCATCTTGCCGTCTTAACGGTTCCCCACGGCTGAAGCCGGGGGATTTCTAGCTCAGACAGCAACCAGCTCACCACCGGAAGGGAGGCAAGCGAGTTGTCTTACATCGTCAACACCAGCACGGATACGTTCAGCCGTGGCGAGGATCGTCCTCGCGGCGTTCCGGTCTCTGTCAGCGTTAAACCCGCAGTACTCGCACCGGAAGATTCTCATCGCCAGTTCAAGGCGCAGCTTGGCTCTCGCTCCGCAACTCGAACAGGCTGCCAACACTCTGGACGAACAGCTACTTCGTCGCCACGGTCGGAGGCGCCCCTTTGGCGATCGTCAAGCAATATGTCGCCAACCAGCGCAACGTCTGACAGGCGCCCTTACCTCCCCATAGCTGAAGCTAGGGGTATCTCGGGCGGTCACCGATGACCCTCCTCGTCGCCTCGGGCACGCCTCCCGCCCGCGGCATGGGCCAACTGTCCGCCGCCGATGTGCTAATCAATACCGTCCCGATCAACCAGATCGTGCCCATCCTCGCACAGGGCTACCAGTCGAATCCGACTGCCGTCGCGCAGGTTGCCAACGTCACCTCGGGCGTGACCGACATGCAGCTCAACCGGACGATCGACGGCGCCTCGTCCATCGTCATGCAGCTGCAGGACCCACATCGTTCGATCATCAACTCAGGGATGTTCAACTTCGGCGACGTGCTCGCCTGGGACGGCCTCAACTTCGCCCTCGTGCAGTTCGCCAAGCAGGGCGACCAGCTCCAGATCACCTTCGAAGCGGCCCTCGCTTACGACCTGCGTAAGCAGACGGGCGCCTTCACCTGGGCATCGACCACGGACCTGCCGGGCTTTGTCGAGCACCTTCTCACCGCCGTGCCGGGCGCGACCCTCGTGGCCCAACCGGGAGCGGTGAGTTTCGACACCGGCTCGGGCGTTGATGCCTCTTCGACTGCCACGGCCACCTCTCCGATCGCTCGTGGCACGACAGAGACGCCGAACGAGGACTCCTGGACCTGCATCAACCGGCTCGCCAACTCGTGCGGCTACCGGGTCTACGAGTGCGAGTACACGATCTACCTCGGAAGCGACGACTGGTTACTCACCGAGTTCCCCTCTGCCGGCACGCTCGTCGAGTTCACTCCGGCGATCATGAACATGGACGGGACCTACGACATCGGGATGCCGCGCGGCCAGATCTCGGTCACGGCGATCACCCAGTACTGGCCCTATCACCCAGGCCAGCCCGTCACTATCGCTCGGCTCGGTCCGCTTAACGGGGTGTGGCTCGTCTACAGCATGCAACGCGACCTGTTCAACCCGGAAGGAACCATGACCCTCGAGACTCCGATGACAGCGGAGCAAGTACGGCTCGGCGTGCCATCCCTGCAATATGTCTAGCGTCTGGCAGCAAAAGATGCTCCGGGACCTCACTGGCATCCGGACAGCAGCGCCGGCGATCCAAGGGCCCCAGGAAGCCGTCGTCACCAAGGTAGGCACGGCGCCTGTCTCGATCGCCGGGCAGACAGCCGTGACGCTGCCGTGCGTGTGGTTCGCCCTTCCCGAGACCTATGGCCCAGGACCGGGTTTCGGGCCCGCGCCCTACCAACCGGCAGCCGCTGTCGGCTTCTCGGGTGGCGTCCCTCCCGTCGGAGCGCCCGTCATCGTCATCTTCATCGGCAACGGCGTCGGTCGTCCCTACGTCGTCAGCTTCCCGACCGCACCAGCTTAGGAGCGACCCATGGCGATCGCACTTAGGAACACGAGCCTGCAGTACCTGGGCTCGACGCCTGCCACGCCGGACTGGTATTTCACTCCCGTCGTCGGCGACCTGCTGACGTTGCAAGGTACGGACGCTGCTTATATCACTGGCATTGTTGACGCATCTGGGGCGGTATGGCAAGAAGCCATAAATCATCCTGTAGCTGCCGGGGCCACATGGCCCTCAGGCGGTTATGTCCAGATTTGGTACACAATCTGTACCTCGACCGTCAGTCCCGCACTGACGATCACATTCAACGCAGCGCCTAACTCTGACTGGATTATGGATGATTGGGGAGGATTTACAGCTTCGGTAGGCACAGTGCTCGATGCTGTAGGAGTAGCGACCGGAAACAGCACTACTCCGGTTGGGCCAACCAACGCACAGGCCGGGTCGAATGAATTGTTCCTGGTCCAGGGCGCCATGAACTATCCCGGCATCGGCGCCGCCACGTTCACCAACAGCTTCATCGCTCCGAACTCGACGCTCGATGTCGTCGGCAGCGATTACTTCCCTGCATACCTGATCGCCACCGACTCGGCAGCGCACGGAACGGCCGTGTCGGCCGCAGGCAGTTCGGCGCAGCCGTGGACAGTAGTTCAGGTAGTGTTCTCGGCGGCGGGAGTGTCCAGTGGTTACACCGTCACCTTCAATGCCAATGGTGGAACCGGTTCTCTGGCGTCTCAAACCGAGAGTGTCGCAACAGATCTGTCGCTGTTTTCTACCGGGAGCATGGCCTACACCGGTCATACCTTTACCGGCTGGAACACCGTTGCTGGTGGTACGGGAACCGCCTACGCCAATGGAGCCTCGTATCCCTTCACTGCGAACGTTACGTTATATGCCCAATGGGCGGTCAATCCTTCTTATACCGTCACATTCAACGCCAACGGCGGCACCGGCTCGATGTCTCCCGAAACCGAGAATGCATCGACAGCCCTGACGACCAACACCTACACCCGGACCAGCTACGTCTTCACTAGCTGGAACACCGTCGCCGGAGGTACGGGAACCGCCTACGCCAATGGAGCGAGCTATCCATTCACCGCCAGCGTCACGCTCTACGCCCAGTGGGCCTCGACATCTTTCCGCTTCGGAATCAACGGCGGTGACCTCGCGTGGCCACCGTCGCCCGCATACACAGAGCTGCCACCGTATGCAGTGCTCCAGTCTCTCGGTGCCACGGTCTATCGCGCCTATCTGGAGGTCGAAGGCACCAACTCGTCTGGCTCCATTGGCTCGACAGCGAACATCTCTGCCGTCACCGCGTGGGTGGCACCGCTGATTGCGGCTGGCATACAGCCGCTGATCGTGCTGACGCTCAACTCGGGATTGCCTCCCAACGGAACGGGCGACTGCGCCACTTACACCACATCCACTGTCGCAGCGGCGTGTGCTGCGCTAGTGGCCGGCGTCAAGGCCAACGGCTATACGGGCATCTGGTGGGAATACGGCAACGAGATCGAGGCCAACACAGAGACGGTCAATATCACCGGCATCGCGCCTGGATCTTCGACAATCGTCACCACCGCCGCCCCTACTACTAATCAGCTGTGGCAGTTCGCCGTCGGCCAGCCCCTTTACATCGGCGGGACTATCACCGGTAACTCGTTGGTCGCGGGCAGCTACACGATCACTGCCACCAACCCCGGTGCATACCAGTTCACGATCAGTGAGACGACAACCGGCACTTATACCGGCGGCGGGACTGCCACCTGCGACAACGTGCCGACACCGGCTGCCTATATCTCCCAGTTCTCAGCGGTAGTAACGGCCATGCACGGCGCAGACTCCACCTGCCGGATCAGCCCGGCGCCGGTTGCGAATATCAACAATGGCGGTGGAGGCTGGAACTTCAGAGAGAGCCTGTTCGCTGCATCACCGAGCTTGTCGACAGTCCCCTACGACTTCATCTCGTTCCACATGTACTGCTATCCAGGCAACGAGCCGCCGAACGTCGGCTGGACCGGCGACGGCATCATCGGTCTCATCCCTACCTGGATGGCCCAAGAAATAACGTGGGGAAGTCCGTCTACTACGCCTCATTATCAGACCGAGGTCGGCTGGCAATCGGTAACTACAGGTTTGAGCGGTGACGGCTATCCAGACATGACGCCGGCCCTCCAGTCAACGTACATGGTCGAATACCTAGAGGCTATAGAGGGCATGGGCGTCCCCGTCGTTCTCGCCTTCCAGTTGGCCGACTACACGCCCACCTATAGCTCGACCGGACTTTACTGGGGATTCGCGACCACCTATACCGACGTCGCCGGTGGCCTGCCGACCGTCAGTCCCAAGCCCGTCTTCGCGGCGGTAGCAGCACTCTTCGGCGGGGCCGTCGGGATAGCAGCAGTGACCGCGACGGCCTCTGTCGGTGCGGCAGCGACACTCGCTCGCCTCGGCGCGGCTACGGCCAGCGCGACGGCGAGTGTATCGGCGACTTACCTCTCGACATCGCTCGCTCCCGTCTTCACGGCAGACACACCAACAGTCACGGCGAGCGTCGGGGTGGCGTACAGCTACACCTTCGTCGCCTCAGGCTCGCCGTCACCGACCTACTCGCTCAGCTCGGGTTCGTTGCCACCGGGACTCACCCTCAACACCACGACCGGCGTGCTTTCGGGGACACCCACAGGCCTCGGCGGCGTCTACCTGTTCGAGATCGAAGCCACCAACAGCCACGGGAGCGCCACCACTCCCGCTATCGCTCTCGTCGTCTCGCCTGCACAGGCGCCGTACCTGGTCACCTACTCGCCACCGATCACGCCCCATCTGGCGCTGCCGCTCACGGTCGGGCCCTCCGGATCGTTCAACGTCGTCGTGCAGGACACTCTCGCCGAGGTCACTCAGTCAGTCTCCGTGCTCCTCGGCACGATGAAAGGCGATCGCACGATGGTCCCTGATTACGGCGTCGACGACCCGACCTTCGCCACACCGAACGCAGGCGCCATCACTCAGGCGGTCAACCAGTGGGAGCCGCGGGCAGCAGTCGCCGTGACCGTGAACCCGGTGGCGAACAACACTCAGCAGGGCGTAAACGTGCAGGTTGCCCTAGCCGCGGAGGCCGCCTCATGACCGACATCTCGAACTACACCGTCAACGGCGAGTACCTGGTCCTCCCGGTCACGACCGACCCGAACGCCATGGTGCAGGCGGCACTCGCCACAATCGCAGCCAACCTCCCTGGCTGGGTGCCGAACGAAGGCCAGCTCGACGTGCTCCTCCTGGAGCAGTTCGCCCAGATGGCCTCCGAGGCCGCTCAGGTGGCCGCCCAAGTGCCCATGGCTATCTTCCAGTCCTTCGGGTCCCTCGTCGGCATCACGCCCATCCAGGGCACACCAGCGACGGCCCAGACGACATGGACGATGGTGAACAGCGCCGGCTACACCGTCCCAGCCGGCTCGATCGTCGCCTATCAGACCCTGGGCAATGTTCAGGTGCAGTTCCAGACCGTCAACGCCTTCACGGTGAACCCCGGTTCGACCACGGCCACAGGCATCACGATCGAGGCGAGCGTCGTCGGCACGGCGAACAACAGCATCGCCGACACGGTGCCGATCGTCCTCGTCAACCAGCTCGCCTTCGTGTCCTCTGTCGCTGCTACGACCGCTACCACCGGCGGCACGAACCCCGAATCGCTCAACACCTACCTGAACCGTCTCTCGGCCGAGCTGCAGCTCCTGACGCCGCGTCCGATCCTGCCGCAGGACTTCGCAGAGCTAGCCCCGCAAGTTGCCGGCGTCTACCGGGCCGTCGCCATCAACCTGCTCGCTGCTGGGCGCACCATCACGGGGACGATCACGCTCGCCACCTCCACCGCGCTCGTGGACACTGCCGGTTCATTCACCCTCGCCGACGTCGGGCGCTCCGTCACAGGCACGGACATCCCGGGCTCGACCACGATCAGCGCCTACGTGTCGGCAACGCAGGTGACTATGAGCCACGCTGCTACCGGTTCGCTCACCGCCGGGACCGTCACGCTCGGCGACCTCACGGGCGTCGAGCGCTGCGTGACCGTCTGCGGGGTCGACGTCAACGGCAATGCCCTCAGTCCCACCGTGCAGGCCGCCCTCGAGACCTACCTGCAGGCCCAGCGCGAGATCAACTTCCTGGTGTTCACCATCTCGCCCACCTATACCGAGATAGATGTCACCTGGACCGGCACGGCACAGGTCGGGGCGAACATCACCACCGTGCAGGCGGCCGGCAACGCTGCCATCTCGGCCTATCTCTCACCCGCAGTATGGGGCCTCGAATCGGTCGAGTTCAACGGCACGGTGACCGCGGGGTCCGTCCTCATCGCCGGGGTGGTCGTCCCGACGGACGCCCAGGGATCGCAGGCTTTCGAGATACAACCGGGGCAGCCCATTCTCGGTTACGGCATCCCGCCCTCGACGACGGTGCAGAGCGTCAACGACGACGGGTCAATAACGATCTCTGCCCCCGCGACCGCGAGCGGGACTGCCGTGCTGACATTGGTGCTCGCCGGAACGTGGGATCCGACGGCGACGATCGTGCAGTACCTGGCCATCGTCGGCGTGCTCGCAGCCACACCGGGGCTTGGTTATCTCGCGAGCGTCACCATCAATATCCACGGCAACAGCCCGGGGACAGTGAACATCACGCTGCCCGGTGACGCGCCGCTCACCACGCCCGGCACGATCTCCGGCTCCGTCGCGGCGCACCCCTGATGCTGTCGCCCACGATGTGCTCTCCCGATACGGCGATCCTGTGGAGCACGCTCCCGCAGTTCGTGCAGGACCAGGACACGGCCAACGGCTATCCGTTCCTCACCTGGCTCGAAGGCGGGGGTTCGCTTCTGCAAGCGACCGACTCGCTCAGCCGGGACGCCAACGGCTACTCAGGGTGGTCCTGCGTCCTCGACATCAACCGCTGCCCGACGGCCGACTTGGCGTGGTTGGCGCAGTTCGTCGGGGTGCGCTTCACATCTCTGCAGCAGACCGACGCCACCCAGCGAGCAGCCATTACGGGCGAACAAGGCTTCGGGCGAGGCACGGTGGCCGCCCTGCAGGCAGTGATCGCCCCGTTCGTCACCTCGATGGGCTCGGTAGTGATCACCGAGCGCTCGACGGACCCCTACAACGTGCTCGTCACGATCCCTAACGCGGACCTGGCCGGGCTGCTCTGGTACTACGTCCTCGATCCCACCTACGCCAACTACACGGCGCTGGACGCCGCGTTCTCGAACTACAACGCCGTCACCAGCAGCTCAGCCTCACTCCTCACTGTGATCAAGAACGCTCTCCCCGCTGGGCTCGTTCTCACTCTGACCCTCGATTAGCAAAGGAGCCGTTCATGGGCTCAGGAGCCACCTCTCGCTACGCGCTCGAATATCCGATAGGGACGGATCCGGTCAACATCCCGAGCGACATCGAGACCCTTGCCAACGACCTCGATGGCCTGCTCTTCTCCCTCAGGCCCGTGGCCAAGAGCGCCAACTACCAGGCGACGATCGGCCAGCTCGTGCAGATGAGCGGCGCCAATACCGTCAGCTCACCCGCGGCCGGGTCCAATGTCATGTGGGGCGCCCAGAACGTGAGCTCGGGGACTGCTGTCACCGTGGCAGCTGCGACCGGCTTGCTCAACCTGCCGGGGAACTACGGGGCCGGGTCGATCTCATTGCCTCACCAAGGCGACTGGGCGATCTTCGTCTGCGACGGCACGAACCACAATCTGATCAGCGGCTCACCTTCGATCATGGCCTCCGAAATCGTCTCGATCATCCCCTCCTTCACGACAGCGGTGTTCAGGGGCAACAGTGCGGGAAGCCTGACGTTGACGACTTCTCCCCAAGCCGTCCCCCTCACGGTGGCGACCTTTGACCCGTCCAGTGGGTTCAACTCGGGTGCGGGAGGATGGAACCCTCCAGCAACAGGGTGGTACCGGATCACGGTCACCTTTTCCACCAACGCTGTGAGCAACACGACCCTGTATTTCGAGGCTTCCCAAGGAAGCACAACTGTGCTGATAGCAACGGCGCCCGTCCTCGCGGCCGGTGGTTACTTCGGTCTCCTGTGCGATGACATTGTTCATCTTACGGTCGGCGCTGGAGATGTCCTGTTCGAGGCGTGGCTGGGGGTAGCGGGCGTCGGGGGCGCGTCGCTCTCCACCACCATCCAGCAGGTCGGTTAAAACAAATCGCCGCGCTCCGCGGCTAAAGAAAGGACAGACATGACATTCGATGCAACGCCTAGCGTCGTCGAACCCGTCTCGCGCTGCGGCGCGTGCGGGCAGACCGACACCGACCCGAAGCACCAGATCGCGATCGGGTTCAACAACGAAAACACCGGTGGCCAGATGTTCCACGAGCACGATGAGGATCGTGACGGGGTCATCCAGTATCACTTCGACTGCCCGACGCCCTGGAACGAGAAGGTCGACGTCGCCACCGCCGACCACATCCGCAAGAACGCCGCGCTCGCGGCGTCCGGAGTCAAGGGCGACGCGCTCCGCGCCGCCATCGTAGAAGGGACGGTCTAGTCATGGCAGGTGGAATCGATCAGACACTCGCTACGGCGATCCTCGCAGGGCTGAACCCGAGCTCGGGCACAGCAACGATCGGTACCAAGACGATCACCTTCCCCTTGCACCTGCGCCTGTTCACCGTCAACGGCACCGACGCTGCTACCGGCACAGAGCTGACGACCTCCGGCGGCTACACCGCTGGCGGCGCGGCGATCGGCATGGGCACCGCTTCTGCGGGCTCTATCGCGTCGAACGCCGCCGTGTCGTGGACATCCATGCCCACTTGCACCCTGACTGGCTGCGAGAAGTGGGACACGAGCGCCACCCCGATTCGGGAGTTCTGGGCACCTTGGACATCGGGCAGCATTGCAGTGGCCTCGGGCAACACATTTACGGTTTCCAGTGGCAGCTATACCGAGGCTCTGGCATAGATGTTGCCGCGAGCCACGGTGAACGAGATGTGTCTCTGTGGCTCACACAACATCGAGGCTCGAACGCCGTGATTAGCACCACGGCGGCGTCTCTGTCTGGACGGTGAGGTAATGGCCTACGCCTATGTGGCGAACGCCACCGCCGGCACTGTCACCCAGATCAACCTGTCGACGTTCCTTACGGTCGGGTCTGCGCTGGCTGTCGGGGCAGCCCCGTACAGCATCGCCATAGATCCGGCGGGCGTTTACGCCTATGTGGTGAACGCCACCGCCAACACCGTCACCAAGATCAACCTGTCGACGTTCCTTACGGTCGGGTCTGCGCTGGCTGTCGGGTCCAGCCCGTACGGCATTGCCATAGATCCGGCGGGCGTTTACGCCTATGTGGTGAACGCCACCGCCAGTACTGTCACCAAGATCAACCTGTCGACGTTTACTGCTGTCGGGTCTGCGCTGGCTGTCGGGTCAGGCCCCGCTTCAATCGCTATCGACTCCACTAACACCTATGCCTACACTGCAAACTCT